AATTACTTTACTTTCTAGTACGCCTTCGTGTGCTATTTCTTGGCGTTCTATATAACCTCGTTTTTTGCCTTTTGTCTTCAAGTAGAATATAGTCGCCGTTACGTTACCTTCTTTTATAAGATCATATAACTTACTTTCGACGGTATCTATAGCCACGTCTTTAAATTCCTCTACAGCCTTTTTAAATTCTAGGTCCTTGTCTAGCCATTCGTAAAATGTAGTACGGCCTACTCCAGCCATTTTACAAGCTGTAGTAACTACGCCTAAGCTTTTATCTAAAGCCTTTAGCATTTTGTCTTTTTTAGTGTGTGCGGTTTGTTCGCTCATAGTGCAAAGTTAAATAAAAAAAGCCACCCGTAAAGGTGGCCTTAAAATAACCCTTTTTTTAATTTTAAATTTAAATATGAAAGTAGAAGGTTATTGTTTAAGTTTATTTTTTTCTATTTTTCTATCTAGAAGTCCTAACCAGTCAAAGTCCCATTTGTGTACAGGTTTACTTTTTTCTTTTTCTTCTAGCATTTGATAGTATTGTAAATCAGTCATATGTTTTAGTTTTAGTATTACGTTGTCAAAGAAACAAAACGTTTTTCTAAATTACAAAAATTTTTTAAATTATTTTTGTTCTATATCTGTAAACCAAAATATGTTAAAGCCAAAAAATAGTAGTAAAAACTGTACTACGTGTTCTTCTTGGTCTTCTACTTCGCTACCTTGTAGTGTGCTATCTATATAGTTTATACCTACAGTAAGGCCGTAGATAGGAAAAAAAGTAATTCCGAAAACTGGCATATTAATCGCTTTTAGTTTCGTAAAGATACAAATAAAGCGCCCATACTTTTAGATCAGCTTGCTTTTTTGTGTACGTTTCTGGGCTTTGTACTATTTGCCCGTTATCGTTTATCTGAACGCTTAAACCTTTTTTTGTTGGGTTTACGTAAACTTTTATACCGTTTTCTATACACCAGCTTATAGCTTCAAAATGTTTTTCAGTCATATTACCAAGGGACGTTAGTGTCTTTTATTACTTCAAATGTTTTATTTTCTTTGCCTATCGGTTTATACACCCCGCCGTTTCTAAAATCGGGGGCTACGTCAAACTGGCCTAGCTGGCCGTTTTCTTTACGCTTTACTTTTTCTACGCATATACTTACTATATCGCTTTTGTACTTTGTTTTTTGGCCTATGTTTCTATAGCATACAAGGCCGTTATAAGCTTTGTTATAGAAGTCGGCCGAGCCGCTAATATCGTACAGCCCTGGCTTTTTATATACCCCGTTATCGCTTTCAATTTTACGCGGGTGGGCTACTAGTATTAGGTGGGTATTAGTTTGCTGGCAAAACTGGGTTATTTCGCTAAGCTGTTTACCTATGTAGCTAAAATCGCGCTGGGCGCTGTGGTCTAGCATATTCCAGGGGTCAATAAGTAATACGTTTACTCCCTTTTGAAAAACCAGCTGTTTAAAGGCGTCTAGTATTCCTTTTAGCGTTAGGTTTTCTAAGTCAATTTTAACCCAGTAAAAATGTTCTTGTATAAAGTCTTTAGTATGGTTAAGATCGTCTACGCTACAGCTGCGTTCGTTTAGTTTATCAGCTATTCGCTTTATATGGCCTTCGTACGGCCAGCTTTCGGGGCTAAACATAGCGCACCTAAAACCGTATTTAGTAGCAAGGTTTACTAGTATCTGGTCTGTAAAGTCCGACTTACCGCTATTAGGTATACCAGTTAGTACGGTCCATTCGCCAAAGGCCAGCTTAAAATAGTTATCGCTATCGCCTATACCTAGACTGTAGTTTTTTATACCGTTTTCGTTATAATTAAGTACGCTATTCCATATATCCGAAACGCTTATAACACCTTCTAAAGGAAAATTTTTAGCGCCTTTTATGTACTGGCGTAGTGTTTCGGCCCCTTTATTTATTAAAACCTCGTTAGCGTCTTTAAAATCGCCAAAATCAACGTATTTACAGCGGTAAGCGCCAAGTCTACGGGCTAGTTCTTTACGTAACATTAACCCTGGCTGGTCGTTATCAGTACAAAGTATTATTTCTTCTTTGTTTTCAAAGTACTTATAACAGTTATCTAGATAGTCTAGGCGTTGGTTACCTTTACTAGCGCCGTTAGGTACGCTTACTACGCTATATAAGCCCGCTTCGTGTAAGCTAAGGGCATCTAGTTCGCCTTCTACTATATAACAGCTTTTAGTGTCGGCTATGTTATCTAGGCCGTAAAAAATAAGTTCAGCTTTACTAACTAACTTAAAATTTTTCTCGGCGTCGCGGTATTTAACGTTTACTAGTTCGCCAGCCCTAAAGTAGTTAAAGTTGATCGTACGGCGTTTTTTCTGTACTTGCGGTATATACTCTACGCTTTCGCCTATTTTGTAGTGTACTAGCGTTGGTTCTGTTATACCCCGCTTACCGAACCAGTCTATTATACGGTTATTTAGTTCAGCGTTTAATTTTGGCGGTTTTACGTATTCTACTTTTTGCTTAAATTTTACGTTACCAGACCAGCCGCAGTTATGACAGTTATATATACCTTGGTCTATATTTACGCTTAGGCAAAAGTCACTTTTATTTTTTCTTGTATGGCTACATTTTGGGCAAATTGTTTTAACCTCGCCGTTGGTTCTTTTAACCTGTATACCAAGGCCTTGTAATTCCATTAAGTAGCTCATATTATAAAAGTATATTTGCTGTTAATATTATTACTATGTTCCAAAATGTATAAGAACCAAGTAAAAAGCTAAATACTTTTATTTCGTTTTTTGTAAATTTTTTCATTTTTCTAAGTTTTAAAGTTTAAAGTTATAAAAGTAACGCTGGTCAGCGTTGCCCAGTAAATAGACTTCTTTTTTACGTTTACCGCCTTTATCTACTACTTCGTGGTTATTGAATACCGTAGTATTAGGACAATCTATAAACTGGGTATTATCGGTTACGTTTTCAAGATCAAATATATATAAACCTTTAGAATCTATTACGCCGTAGTATTTTTTCTGTACGTCTAAAGCTTGTAGTTTGTCGTGTTTATATTTTTCTAACATCTTTAGCTTATAGGCCTTTTTCCTAAACTTCAACTCTAATACACAAGTATTACCGCTGTCGTCGTAGCCGTCCGCGTCAAAACTTTCGTAACCCTCGCCAGTCCACTGTAAGGCCCAGCCGTCTAAGTTTAGTAAGAAAATTAACTGGCGTTCAAAGCTTTTAATATGTTCTATATTATTTAGCATATTTTAATAGTTCTTCGTATTCTTCGTTAGTTAATAGTTGCCTTAAATTATAGTCGTTTAGTTCGCCGTTTTTGGTTTTAGCGCCTAGTAATTCTTTTTCATTTTCAAAATATACAAAGTACTTTACTACCTTAGATACCTTATAAAAGCCCTTAGGACGCGATTTAAGGGAGTTTCTAGTCATAAACCTATGAATATATAGTACGCCGTTTTTATCGCTTGTACGTAGCTTTAAAATGCTTAAAAAGTTTTCATTCCAAAAGCTATCTGTTCTAAGCTTCTTACAAACTTGGTAAACTTCGCCAAGGTCGTAGCCGTCTATACGCTGTATTTTTTCTAGTATATCTAGCCATTTATCGCGTTTAGTGTTTGTGTTTGGTTTAAACTTACTAGGAAAAAGCGCTATAAAATGATCTAAGGCTTTTGTAGCTATTTCTAAGCTGTTTTGAGTGGCTGTTTTTGACTTCAAACTATTATTTCTTTTATTATTATCTATAATACTAGTATTATTATATATATTACTAGTACCTTTAAAGGTGCTAGTACCTTTATAGATACTAGCACTATTACTAGTACCGCTTATTTCTAAGTGGTCGGCTAAAAAACCCCCTTTTTGTAGGCGTTTTAAAGCGCTTAAAGTGCTTTCGTATTGTTTCTTGTTTAGCCCTTGTATTACTATGCTATACGTCGAATTGGTGTTTATATCCGTAGTTTTCGCTGTCATCTTCAAGTAAGTTTTTTATTTTATCGCAAAACTGGCGTATATCGCTAAATATGCCGCCAAATTCGCTTAGCTTTATTGGTCTATCCTGGTATAGTTCAAAAAGTATTTCTACTAGTAAATCAAATTCTACGCGGGTCATTTTACCAACAAATTCGTATTTGAATTTTAGGTTTTCTGGCGCTGTAGAAGTCCAGCGTAGCTTTTGGTTAGTTTGGTCAAAGTAAACGCTGCTATAAATCATTTTTAAAGTATTTATCTATTATTTCTTTTATTTTATCAAAATCATTTAAACAATAGCTAGCCCAACCGTTTGTTTTAAGATCGTCTAGCCATTCTATTTGTTTTTCTGTTGGTTTGTTACGGCCAGCTTTTAATTCAATAGCTAGGCCGCTGTATTGTTTACTAGGGGTAAATATTAGTATATCTGGTATACCAGCTTTACCGCCTAGTTCTTTAAATTTAAAACGCTCAAAAGGAGAACGTTTACCCTCGTTTGGCACGTGGCAAAAAAGCGCCTTTGGATAAGCTATAGATAAATAATTGTTTACAGCTATCTGTAACTTATCTTCGGGTCCTAAATATTTTTTAAAGCCGCTCATATTATATTTTTGCCCCACTTATAAATGTTTTTTTCCATTTTAAGCTGGGCGTTTTCTATTAGCAAGTTATTATATTTTTTAACAAGTTGGTCTATATTTAGCTGGCTATAGCCCTTAGGGTCAGTTAAACTATAGATAATTTCGTCAAATTGTTGCCTTAATAAAGGTTCAAAACGTAGTACGTTTTCTAGTTCTTTTACGCCATACATAACGCTCGCGTGGTCCATACCTATACTAGTCCCTATTGCGCTGTAACTAAGGCCTGTATATTTCCTACATAAATAGAAATATATCCACCTGGCGCGCACATATTTAGCTTTACGCGTCTTTGCGTCTAGCTTTAAATTATAATACTGTTCTACAAAATCTTTAAATTTGTTCATAACTTTTATAAAATTATACTACCGTCTTCGCTTCGTTCGCCTTTGTAGCCTGTTATTACCCCTGTTTCTATATATAGTTGCCAGTCCGCTAAGGCTTGCTGGTAGGCCGCTCGGCCTTGGTCTATCATATCTTCGCTAAGCGTGTAAACTTGCACGCTATACGGCGCGTTAGTTTCTATTGCGATAAATTTAAACTCCTTTATGTTAAGCATATCCATATAGAAAGCGGCCTGTAAGTGGTAAGCCCTTTTATATACATCACTTCTAAAAGCCTTGGGCGTATTGCTTTGGCACGTTTTTACATCGCTTATAAAGTTAGCTACGCGGTTTATACAGTCGGGCCGTACCCTAACCTTTATACCGTTATGTTCTAAGTAGTGGCTGTATTCACATTCGCCAAGTATATATTTTTTAGCCAGATCGTCGTTTTTAACGTTTTCTACTATCGTTTTTATTAGCTGGTGCTGTTCTTCGTCAAAGACTTTTTTACCCTCGGCTTTTGTAAGTTCTTCGGCGTATTGTTCTTTACCAGCTTTTGTACGCCTGTCTATTTTTGGTATAAAATGGTTTTCTTTATAAAACTCCATCGGCTCATATATGGCCGTATGTACAGCTGTCCCAAGGGCCATAGCTGGCGTTTCTTTTATATTTTGAGTAAGTAAGTGGTCTACGCTTTTTAAGTATATAGTTTTTAGACCGCTCGCGCTTATATAGTCTTTTTGACTATGGTATTGATCGTTGGTATCTTTAGTTATTTTCATTAT